ATATGTTCATGCTCTATCTCTCCAAGCGGTTGGAGGGATACACGCACGAGCAGGCCATTGAGTGGCTGCTTGAGTGCGTGTGCGTCGCTGGTGACGATGGGCTTGCTGCGCAGCTGGACGTGAAGTGTTTTGGCCAGGCGTGCCAACTTTGCGGCCATTCGCAAAAGGTGAAGACTTTGATTGACGAGCCCTTCCGCTTCTTGGGCCGTCTCTACCCACCTGTTTCAATTGCGAAATCCGTTCGCAACAGCTGCCAAGACCCCGAGCGCATCTACGTGAAGTTTACCTGCACGTACACACCGCTCTTCAAGGAGGTCGACCGCCGCGAGCGCCTATTCCAAAAGGCCTGCGCGGTCATCACCACCGACCCTGAGTCGCCGTACATCTCACAGGTGGCTAACTCGGTGCTGGCGGCAGCTAAACGTGAATATGATTGGGACTACCAGCGGGTCGACACGATGATGAACTACTGTGTAGATGGCGGGACTTATACCAACCACTGGGCCGAGTGGATGGAGAAAGCCCACCGAGAGTCACAGCCGACCGCCGACTGGGCCGCGTTCGAGGAATACTGGAACACCGACCTCACTTGGGAGGAGATTGAGGAGCACCCCTGCTTTTGCGAGCTGATTGACCACGACTTCAAGGGGTGCGCCAAGATGACGGTGGAGCTGGACCACGTTACCAAAGAACTCGTCGCCATCGGTGACAAAACCGCAGTGCCCCCGGTCCGCAAGGAAGACCAAGTGGACGGGGAAGAGTACAAGGAGGCGCACGACACTGCTCTTCAACGAATGAGGAGCCACCCGGGATCAGCTGCGGGTGAGGAGCTAACATCACAGAGCTCCGTTGTCAGCGAGGAGGCGGCCCCACCGGCCCGCCCTCCTACGCCAGTTTGCGCCCCTGGTCCCTCGCAGCCGTACATTCGACCGGTGACGTACAGAGACGTCAGCGCGGCTAAGAGGAAGAGCAAACCAAAGATGTTCGTGGCGACGTCGAGTGGATTCACACGCGAGTGAGTCCGTCGCTACGTTCCCCGTGGGGCAGGTTTGGCTGACCTGCCGGTTTCCAGCGCAGGAAAGATGACGAAGCGCAACAACAACAAGAAGAAAGGCCGCAATGGCGGGCGTGGCAGCTACCGCAGCGATGCGTTGGCTCAGGGTACTGGGGCTGCTAACAGCGCCCCGTTCCCCGTCGCCCCCCGCCGCGGAACGAAACGGAAGCACGGGCAGGCGTTCGGCGACGGGGCTGGTGACCCTGATTGTCTTGACGCTTTTTGCCCTGCGCACCTTGCATTGCCTCGCCCAGTCGCACCCTACATTGTGGTGCGAGTGACGACACTCTTGAACACGGACTCGCGTTTCTGCATGTTCGGACCCATGATGTCCTCTCGGTCACAGGCGCAGGGTGGTGGTCGCTCCCAGGAGTGGTGCAACCAAATCGGCATTGCCTTCGACTCCGACGCTGGCGCTCACGCGTCTGGCTCGGCTTTGGGGCTGTGCCTCCCGTCTCGCTCGGCTGGTTTCTCAGGATGCCAGTTGACTCCAGCCGCCTTCTCGGTCCAGCTCATGAACCCTGGTGCTCTCCAGAACACCCACGGTATCTGTGCGATGGGCCGTCTCAAACTCGCATCAACTTTCACGGGTCCTGACCCAGATGTGACTCCCCTGCCGCCATTCAATGCCGGCCCAACAGTCGAAGACGTGGCCAACAACTGCGTCAGCTACTTCACGCCGCGGCTCATGTCCGCGGCCAAGGTGGCCATGCGGGGTGTGCAAGTCAACGCCATCCCAGTCGACATGAACGACTTGTCGGAGTTCACGCCTTACGATCAGCGCCTCAGGAATGACTACCACTACTACAACTACAACAACGAGCCGACCCAGCCAGCCGGGCTGGACAAGGTTGTGCCGCAGTTCCACGGTTTCGCACCGATCTTCATCTCTAACCCAGACGAGATCCCGCTCCAGTACCTCGTGTCTGTTGAGTACCGCGTGCGTTTCGACCCGACGAACCCGGCCGCCTCGGCGGGTGTGGCCCACAAGCCCTCCACGGTGCAGACGTGGGACAATGTCATCACTGGCATGGTCAAGCGGGGCAACGGCGTCGTGGACATCGCCGAGAAGGTTGTTGAGTACGGAGCGAATGCCCGGAAGCTGTTGGGTCGTGCGTCAGCCGTTGCTGGCCTGCTGCTCTAGACCTCAAGAGCGGACTTCCGCTAGGTCTGGCGTGGAGTTGTGTGTGAGCTTGCTTGTTCCATGGTGTCCCTGTAACACCCAAGAGTGGCCGGGTTGTCTCTTTTACCCCGGTCCGAAGACCAAAAACAGACGCTTTCTGATGTGAATCCTGTGCCGGGTCCCCACGGGCCAAATACCAAAACGTCATAACCTCACTGAGGCTGACACAGCAAGGACTATCGGTTCACTGAACCGGCCCGGTCCGAAGACCTCAGCAGCATTCTACAACCTGCTGAAGACCTCAGCAGCATTCTACAACCTG